GTCGGAGTTGGAGACGTTGCGGATGTTGGCCAGTGAGGCCAAGGCTACGCTGGCGATCCGTTACACAGCCGGCGCCCACCCGGTGATCTGCCAGTTGGAGATCCACCGGGGCAACTATGGCCGGCGTACGGCATCGGCGGTGTTCTCTCTGTCGGCGTTGATCAACCGGATCGACAAGTCGATCGCCGACCTCGAAGAGGACGAACCGAGCGAACTGACCCCGGAGCCGATCACGTGGAAATGCCGGATATGCGGCACCACGGTGACGACTCTCCTCCCGGTGCTGTCCGCACCGACTTGTTCTCGCCACACCGGTGGCGGCAAACTAATGATACAGAAAGCAGGAAAGTAAAATGGCAGGCACGATTTATTGCGTGGTGGGTGGCCAGTATGGCAGCGAGGCAAAAGGCCATGTGGCTGCGCAACTGCACCAGACTAGAAATATCCCGGTTGCTGTCCGGGTGGGCGGCGCAAACGCTGGTCACACGGTGATCGACGAGAACGGTGTCCGGTTCCCGTTGCGCACCATCCCGGTCGCTGCGGCTGTTGACCATGAGGCCGAGTTGGTGATCGCTGCCGGGTCGGAGATCGATCTGCCGGTTTTGTACGCTGAGATCAAGATGTTGGAGGACGCTGGCCACCCGGTGATCGACCGGCTGTTCATCGACAGCGAGGCGACGATCATCGACGACGAGCACAAGCAGCAGGAGACCGATCTGGTCGGCGAGGTTGGTTCGACGGGCAAGGGTATCGGGGCGGCACGTGCGGCTCGGATGCTACGCAAGGCAACCACCGCCCGTGACTCAGTCATCTCGCACACGGGGTGGCTCGCCGATACGTCGGCGATGCTCAACGATCGACACCAGTCTGGCGTGAACATCCTCATCGAGGGCACGCAGGGCTACCACCTAGGGCTACATGCTGGCCACTACCCGCAGTCGACCACCAACGACTGTCGAGCGATCGATGTCATCGCACAGGCTGGTGTCACCCCGTTGAACAGGCCGGAGATCTGGCTGGTGTTCCGCACCTATCCGATCCGGGTGGCCGGCAACAGTGGCGAGATGGGCAAAGAGATCTCGTGGGACGTGCTCGAGGGTCGCAGCGGTGGCTATATCCAGCCGGAGCGTACCACGGTCACCCAAAAGATCCGGCGTGTTGCCGAGTGGGATCACCAAGCAGCCCGTATGGCGATCAACGGCAACGGTGGCGCAGCAAACGAGAAACTGCACCTTGCGTTGACCATGGTGGACTATCTCGACCCCGATCTGGAAGGCACGATGTTGATGTCCGATATTGAGGAGCGTGCGATGGCGTGGATTGAACAGGTCGAGGACGAACTCGGCATGTGTTTCTCTGCTTTCGGCACTAGCGCATCGACGATGGTGTTCCGATGAGCCTGAAACAGTGGTGGATCGCTCAAGCGATGAAAGAGGCCGATGCCACCGTCGCCAAGATGGAAGAATACGGCTCTCGTGATCTGGTCGAGATCGGCCGGAAGATGTGCGAACTGCAACACAGGGTCGATCCGGTCAGCGATGTCGAGGCTATGGAGATCGGCTGTATGTTCTACCTTTTGGGCAAGGTTGCCCGTGTGACCTCGGCTGTTGAACGGGGCGAGGTAGCCTCGGACGACACGTGGTTCGATATATCTGTCTATTCAAAAATGGTGCTTTCCGCTAGAGAAGGAGCGTGGAAACTGTGAACAATGTAAACAAGGACAACCCGCATCGTGATCGGCTGTTGGCCGAATATCCGCAGCGGCCGTTGTGGATTCCGCCGCCGGGGTTCCCGATCGGCCGGGCTATCGCCGACGATCAGGTGTTGGCTAACGTCACCGGGCTGACCCGCCATGTGGCGTGGGTCGACGCCGACGGGGTGTCACATATCGAGACGATCGAGCCTGATCCGGCTCTTCGTGATCTGTACCGTGGGAGGTTGGGGTGATTGCTTATCTTGCACAGCCGATTGACCGCTCCACGGATGGTGTGACTGCTGGCCATGCGGTCACTGTGCGCAGCATGCTGTTGGAGGCGGGGCTGACTGTGTTCTCGCCGTATCTGGCGTGGGGTTCGAAGAAACCGCCGCCCTCGAGGGTGCAGCGGGTCAACGAGTCGGCGTTGCGTGACGCTTCGGTGTTGGTCGTGGTGATGATGGAGGCCGACCATTCGCTTGGTGTGCCGTTCGAGATGGCGTTGGCTCGTGAGTGGAATATCCCGATGGTGGTGGTGACCGATATCAAACCGGAGAACTCGGTGATCCTGCGCCATTCCGGCGCTTACATCTTCGATCCTCGCTACAGGCAGTTTGCTGTCGACAAGGCCTATCAGGTGGCGCTCGGTAAACGTGACCAGCAGATCGCCAAATGGCAGCCGTTGTCGGGTGGTGTCGCACCTCGTGCAGGGAAAGAGGGCGATGCCGGGTTCGATCTGCATTATTCGGGCAGTGAGCCGTTGACGATCCAACCGGGTGAGATGGTGAATGTTGAGGCCGGTATCGGTGTTGAGTTCCCGCCGGGTGTGTGGTGTTTGATTCTTGGCCGGTCGTCGACGTTCCAACGTCGGATGTTTGTCGCTCCGTCGGTGATCGATGCCGGCTACCGTGGCGAACTGTTCGCCTGTGTACAGAATATCGGCGAGTATTCGCAGACGATCGAGCCGGGTGAGCGGGTCGCACAGATTGTTCCGTTCGATCTGGTGGCTAACCGGTACCGTTGGATTGAGGGGACGTTGTCTGACTCGGAGCGTGGTGCGACAGGATTTGGGAGTACGGGACGATGAACGATTTCAATAGAGACCGTTGGGGTCGGCCGTTGATTGTCCCGGCTGGCGGTGGGAAACCTGTCGCCTACAGTCGGGTGTCGTCGTATGGCCAGACGTTGGAGAACCAGTTCGGGTTGAACAAGTGGAAACAGCGGATGGTGCTGTTGGGTGCGATCAACCGGACAGATCTGATGTCGTTGGCGACCGCTGCGAAAGACGACGACCGGAAACTCGACGGGTTGGTGCAACAGATGATGGATGCTGGCGGTGCGTCCCGTGCTGCGAACACTGGCACCGCCATCCACGATGTGTTGGCACAGGTTGATGCCGGGACGCTCGATGCCGGGTCGGTCGCCGATGAGTTTCTCGCACCTGTTCAGGCGTGGCAGACGTTGCTGGACAGTCTCGGTTGGCAGCCGGCACCAGATCTGATCGAGGTGACAGTGGTGAATGACCGGTTCGAGGCGGCCGGGTCGCTGGATAACATCTGTGTGACGACCGATGGCCGTTGTGTGGTGGTCGACAAAAAGACAGGGAAGTCGATCGGTAAGCGGCCGTTGGCCTATATGGTGCAGTTGGCGATCTACGCCACCAGCGACATCTACGATATCGCCACCGGGGAACGGCAGCCGCTCGGGGTTGACACCCGCACTGCCTATATCGCCCATATCCCGGCCGATGGTGGTGAGCCGGCGATGTACGAGGTCGATGTTGAAGAGGGGCTACGGCTGGCCGATCTGGCTTTCCAAGTGAGACAGGCGGAGCGCTCCGGGGAGCCTCTCGTGCGTCTGACCCCTGCCGACATGCCTCGACCGGCCTCTGACGCAAGGGAAGCCAAAGGAGAGGCCACCGGAGCCAACCCGGATGCACAGCGTGTCTGGTTGAAGAGCCGGGTGGCCACCATCCTCGGGTACGACACCGGACGAGACCTATTGGGCGGGTACTGGCCGGCCAACATCCCGAAACTGTCAGCCGATCATGTCTACAGCCAACTGGAGGTCGACGAGATCGTGGCCTGTCTCAACTGGATCGAGACAGTGTTGGAGGCGCCGTTCGCCGGGGACGACCCGACAAAACCGAAACCGGAACCGCCAAAAACACAGGTGCCGTTGGTCAGGGACAAACCGAAAGAAGGCCGGCGGGTCAAAGAATCGGACGTGGCAGCACTGCAAACCAAGATCGAATCGCTGCCAGAGGCGCAGCAGGAGATCATCATGCAGATCGCCAAAGAGGCCAACAGCGCCGGTGCGTCGATATCGCTCAGACAGCGGCCATCTGTCCGCCGGTTTGAGATCGCACGACTGCTGGTGCAACTAACCAGCGACTGGCCAGATGCTGACATCGCCCTCGGGGTGTTGCGCCATCTGACCGGGTTACAATCGGAAACGGCCGGCGATATCGTCGGCTGGCTCACAATCGAGCAGACCGCCACACTGTTGGAGGCTCTGCCCGAACTCGCCCGCACGGGCGAGATCATCATAAGGCCTGACGGCCAAATGTCCATCAATACAACCAAGGAGAACTAAAATGGACGATTTCCTATCAACCAGCAACAGCCTGCCAGCGGTGTCATTCCGTGACGTAGGCGACCGTGCAGAGGGTGTGATCACCAACACCCGGAAACTCGAAGATCGAGACATGGACGGCGAACTGCGGACATGGCCAAACGGAGACCCCAAGCACGTTTGGGTGTTCGATCTCGATACCGCTGACGGCGCTGTTGCGGTTTGGGTTCGTGGCAATATGGTTACCGCCATCAAAGAGGCAGCGGCCAAGGCCAAGGTCTCAACGATGATCGGCTCGAAACTCACCATCGAACATCACGCTCTCGGTGAGCCAGCGAAGAAGGGCTACAACGCCCCGAAACTGTACCGGGCAAAGATGGAAGCAGGGCAGGCCGCCAGCGACGGCGACGGCGACTGGCTCTGACAGTCGATGCCGGTCTGGAGTCCAATCTATCAGAGGGTTGGTTGTAGGGTGCTCCAGACCGGTATCACCCATTTCGAGAGGGGACAGATATGGCTTTGAAGATAACGGTATCCGCTAACACTGCACGTCTGATGTGCTACTATTTGAGGCGTGTGGTGCCACGTGGGGCTGAGGAGGCCGCCCAACTGTCGTCGATCATCGACGAACTGGAACGTATAGCCAATGGTGCTGTACAGCGGTGATTGGATGGCGGACGCCGCCTGCAAGTCGCCGGGCAAACCGTGGAATCCGAAATTCTTGGAGGCTATCGGGGTTGAGATGGGGCTGGCTCGACAAGACTACTGTAGGAACATCTGCGAGTCATGCCCTGTCTACCTCGACTGCCACCGGTGGGTGTTCTTCACCCGGCCTGACCCGTCTGCGCATATGTTTGCTGCCGGGTTGACGTACCGGCAGCGGCGCAGATGGCGACACTACTGTGAGGATCACGGGAGACCGGTCGAGTTGCCACCGGCCTGCGGCACGATCTCCCGCTATATAGCGGTAGAATGTCGATGTGACGATTGCAAGAGGGCTGCAGGTGAAGCGGTAGATGGCGAACAGCAACAAACGTAAAGGGAGCGCTGCCGAGTTGGCGGTCGCCCGGTGGCTTGCCGCCAACGGCTGGCCAGATGCCGAACGTCGCTATGACGCTGGCCGGCATGACGACCGAGGCGACATCCGTGGGATACCCGGTGTGACGTTAGAGGTGAAGAACCACCAGCGGCTCGATCTGGCTGGCTGGCTGCGAGAGTTGGCGGCAGAGATGGAGAACGACGGCACCGATATCGGCGCTGTCGTAGTGAAGAAGAGAGGAACAACCGATGTCGGCCAGTGGTACGCTGTGCTGCCGATGGAGGTTTTGATCCGCATACTACCTGAAGACTAGAGGAACAAAATGAGCGAAACTGCCGCCTACAAAGAGGCGTCAAGGTTGGCACGCTATGGCTGGCGTGTCGTCCCGATCGTGCCGGGTGAGAAACGGCCATCGATGAAAGGCTGGCAACATGCCGCCACCAACAGCCAAAAAACGATCGACAACTGGTGGAAAGGGATCTACCGGTCGCACGGCCTCGGTGTCGCCACCGGTGCGCAGCCCAATGGCCAAAACCTCATCGTCATCGACATCGACGAACACGGCGAATCCGGCACAGCCACCATGGCTGCGCTGGTTGAGAAACACGGCGCACTGCCCGAAACCTTAGAGGTCGAGACCGGGAACAACGGCCGCCACATCTACCTGTTGGCACCACCCGAGTTAGAGGTACGGAACGATGCCGGGCGGGCGCTCGGTGTCGGTATCGACATCCGTGGTGACGGCGGCCAAGTGTTGGCACCACCGACCGTCCACCCGAACGGCACCCCGTACCGGTGGGCAGAGGGCAGATCGCCAGATGAGTGTACGCCGAAACCAGCGCCACGTTGGTTGCTCGACGCTATCGCCAAGAAAGACGTGGCACCACCCACCACCACGTTGAGCAACGACGGCAACGACTCGCCTGCCGCTCGGTACAACCAGCGGACGACGTGGGACGGGCTGCTGTCTGCCGACGGCTGGACGTTGGTGAGGACAGATGGCGACGGCGAGCAACACTGGACACGGCCGGGCAAACAGGGTCGTGACGGGACGTCGGCCACGGTCGGCTACCGTGGGCAGGACGTGCTGGTGGTGTTCACTTCGAGCGTGCCTTGGCTGCCGCCCGGTGCCTATAGCCGGTTTGGCTACTACGCATGTCGCCATCACAACGGTGACCGCAGCGAAGCGGCTCGTACGCTTCTCCGGGAGGAACACCCGACCACAGCGGCGGAAACACCTGACACCGAGTCGGACACTGACCGTGACCTACTGTCGATGTTGATTGACTGGCCGACTTTCTGGTCGCAGGATCACAGTGTGGCCGAGTGGTTGGCTGAGCCGTTGATCGCCGAGCACAGGGCGCACGCCATTTTCGCTCCGGGTGGCACTGGTAAGAGCCTGTTGGCGTTGTGGCTGGCCGCAGCGGTGGCCACTGGCACGCCGATCTTTGGCCATGCTGGTCGGCCTCGATGTGTGCTGTATCTCGACTATGAGATGACTGGTGATGACCTGTCGGAACGGTTGGTCGGTATGGGCTATGGTGCGGAGCACGATCTGTCGAATCTCCGCTATGCGTTGTTGCCGTCGCTGTCGTCGCTCGACGGTGAAGAGGGCGGCCGGCAGGTGCAACGTTTGGCTCGGCTGGTTGGCGCCGAGTTGGTGGTGATCGACACTTTCGGCCGGGCGGTGTCTGGCGATGAGAACGATGCGGACACGGTGCGGTCGTTCTACCGTCACACTGGCTATCTGTTGAAGCAGGACGGTGTTGCGTCGGTCAGGATCGACCATGCTGGTAAGAATCTGGAGAAGGGGCAGCGTGGGTCGTCGGCGAAGAATGACGACGTGGATATCGTGTGGGAGATGACCAAGCGTGGCGACCGGTTCGTGTTGAAGACCCGGAAGGCTCGCATGGGGTGGGTGCCGCAGCAGATCACGTTGGCGATGTCGGATGAGCCGATCGTCTACCGGTTGGTGACTGATGGTGTGTCGGATTCGAAGGTGGCCGAGTGTCTCGATGCGTTGCAGGATCTCGATATCGACCCGGAGTTGTCTGAGCGGAAGGTGGCGGCGCTGGTCAGGGATCATGGGTTGAAGATCGGGTCGGATGCTTTGCGGGTGGCGTTGCGTAGTTACCGGCAGCAGATGGCGGGCGACGGTTTGGACTCATACCTGCTCTGACTTGTCGAAGATTATTGTAATTACAATAATCTTCTGATGTTGTCTTGGCTTGTCCGATCTGGTAAAATTTAAATATGAGCAAAACACACAACACCAACAACACATTCCACACCGACGGCGTCATCAGCAACCCGATCAGCGGCGACCTCTACGAAATCATGGAGGAAATCGGCATCGAGCCACGCTACGCACAGACCGGCGACGAGGGCAGCACCTACGCATGGGCAGTCGACGGCGACCGCTACCGCCTCGTATGGGAGACCAACGCCGACGGCGAGTTTTTCACCATCTACCACGAGGGCGTCCACATCGCCGACGGCACCGGCAGCGCCGATGACATGGTGCGTGCATTCCTCGGCGACGAGGACTGGATGCCAGCCTGATCTCCGACTTGACTGATATTGTCCGCATAGTATAAAATATAAGTACCAAATCAACCAAACCAAAAGGAACCAATAAAATGAGCAAGCCAAAGTACACAGTCACCCTGCCAGACGGAAGCGTCGTCACCCGCCGCACCGAGCGCACCTACAGCCACGTGATCGTCTCACACTACGACACCGAGAAGGCCATCGCCGACGCCACCAACAGCCTCAACAACTGCGAAGCCAGCCTCGCCCGCTACATGGACAATCTCGTCGCTGCGGAGACCGACCGGGACGCCAACAACGCCCGTATCGACATCGCTGATGCACAAAACCGGCTCGGCAAGATCCAAGCCGAGATCGCTCGCCTGAAGACCACCGGCCTCGGCAAGTCGTGGGTGCTCGCATGGTGCGGCCGTCCAGATCTCGCACAGAAGAAGATCGAATCGATGCGGTCGCAAGCCCGCCGCAACGGCTACGACGACCTGCCCGGCGTCACAGCGATCGAGGTTGAGGAGATCGCACGATGAGCACCCTCACCCGCACGGTGCAGGCAGACATCGACCGGGTGGCCACACTGGCCACTCAGGTCGGTGCCGCCGCCAACGCCGGCGACCTGCAAGAACTGACCAACCACCTGCGCTGCCTCAAAGCCGCAGTGTCACTACTCCGGCTCGACGCCTCACACCTCTACCACGAACAGGAACCAACACAATGAGCGACTACCTAGCAGAACTACGGCGCCCCATCCTCGCCGACCGAGAGCAATATCTGGTCGTCTGTTATTCAACACCTGACGACTGGAGAGTCTTCAGGGGTTGGGTCAGGCTGTCCAAAGACGGCCTGACAGTCAGCGCCCGGAAGCCTCACGGCCGGCGCTGGTTCCGACTGTGCAAAACCGAACATGTGGTGTCGAGCCGCATGCTCGATTGGGCGCAGCGATGACTAACACAATCCCCATCGGGGTCGCACACCAGATCCGGGCAGCGAAAGAACGCACCCGGCAACGCCAGATGGCATTCCTCGGCGAGGCGCTGGCCGCCGTCGCAGCGGGCAACCTCGACCGGCTCGGTGACGTGGTCACCCAATGCCGGCTGTTGGGACTGAACCCGGACGAGGTACTAGCCCACCCATCGTCGAGCAGGTAGACACCCTCCCCGTCTGCTTTCCGTGGCCTCTCCTTTGGCTTCCCTTGCGTCAGAACCCCATCTGGGGCATGTCGGCAGGGTTCGGGGCTTCCCGACCAAAGGAGAGCCACGCTCGACACGATTGGAACGGGCTGCTCAATCGAGCCACACCAGATGCGATCCCGTCACCCGACCAGCCGCCGGATCAACAAAATGCAGACGCTGCGACGGCTGCCCTCGAGCCGCTACGAACTCCGCCGCATAGGCATTCTCTGATTCCGGCGACCCCGTCACATATATCTGGCCACCGTTGGCCATCGTCAAAGTCATCGGAGTGTGGAAATGACCCATATAGACATCGTGGAACGGCTCCACCACCCCGGTAGCCCACGAGTTGGCCTTCCGCAAGATACCGAATGCCGGAGTGTTGCCACCGAACGATTTGATCTCGTCGCCGTGAACAAGCAACGCCCGATATTCGCCAACCTCAACAATCTGGTACCAATCGGCCGAGGTTCTCCACGTCACATCGGCAACATCGGCGAACCTGTCGCCAGCGATCCGGTACGCCATCCGGTCGATGTTGTCCCCGGCCGGGTTCTCGCCCTTCCTACCGATACGACCATGGTTGCCGTACTCGCAGATCACATCGACCGCATCGAAGTCGGCTAACAGCCGGCGGATGAACTGCTCCATCAACCCGGCACAGGCAAACAACTGCTCGAACAGATGTGCCTCAACCTCCCACGCCTGACCGGGAAAGATCGAAATGCCCTCGACCATGTCACCACCGAACATGACTGTGGCGGTCGACACCGGATGGTCGGCACGCTGTACCGCCACAATCCGACAGATCTCCTCGGCGAACGCCATGATCCGCTGCTCGCATGTGGCGATGTCGTAGCCGCTGGTCATCTTCCCCATCTGCCAGTCGGTGGCGTGGATCAACGCCACCTCGGCACCGGCACGTTTCCGGGTTTTAGGTTGCCGTTTGACCGGTGGCGCAGCGCCCACCGCCAGCCCGGCGTCACGTGCCGCATCGTAGACAGCATCGATGAAAGCCGCCGTTTTCCGTTTGGCGGTGGCTGTTGCCCGCTGTTGGCGTTGTAACGCTGCCCGCAGTTGAGCGATCTCTTCCGCTTGGTCGAACTCTTCGATCATAGATCTGCCGCTCTTCTCCAGTTGTTGACCAGATGAATACTGATCGGGTAGCCCCATCCGGTGAGCACTTTGCTGACCGCAGGCGCTGTGTACGTCCGATCTGCCAGTGCTTGGCGGGCTGCTGCAGCCCGCTCCGGGTTGTTGACGTCGAGATCTTCAAACATCATCTCGATGTTCGACTTGCGTTTCTTTTTGGTGTTGGCATTGTCGAATGCTGACATATCGGGCATGGGAGCCTCCTATGGGTAGTTGGTCAGTCTTTGTGTGCGTGCCAGTCGATGTGGCTGTCCAATCGGCCGTCGATCTTGTCCACTTTGCTGTCGATCTGCCTCAGCATATGGGCGTTTCTGCCGTGGTCACGGTTGTTCTCCCGACGCATCTTTTCGATCAGAGCGACAAGAACACCGCCGGGAGCGACAACCGCTAGCAGGATGGCAGACCAGATGGGCATTACCGTTTGAACGCCTGCTCGATTTCTTCCGCTGTCAGTTTGCCGTCTTTATAGCCGACGGCCAGCGCTTGGACGATGGTGAGCACGGCGATCGCACCGGACATGATCGCTGATTGCCACAGGGCTACGTCGACGAGGGTGCCGACGAGTACGTTGGGGATCGCTGCGGCTACGAATGATGCCACTAGCCGTTTGATGATTGTGAGGGTCATTTGTCCTCCGATATTAGTTGGGATATGGCGAAGATCACCACTGACACGACCGAGATGGCCGTGGCGATGTTTTTTGTGCTGCCGGACAGGGTGATGATGACCAACAGCAGACCTCCGGCCATGATGGCTGTTTCGAGGAGTGTGCGCAGGTATTTCATCGTGTCCGTCGTTTGGCGGCTATGGTTGGTGTGCCGCTTATCAGGACAAAGCCTACAGTAACCGTGCGTCGGGTGCTAACTGGTACGGTGGAGCCGACCGGTATGTAGTTGTCATAGCCGGGTGTCGAGTAGATATCGACCTGCTCCTCGAACTGTTGTTTTTCCTCGTCGGGTGCGTCGTTAGGTGGCGGTGGTGGGTTTGTTGTTGTCGGTTCTGTCGTCGGTTCTGTCGTTGTTGAGGCGGTCGTGGCGACAACCGTAGGTGCGACAGTAGATGCCGCAGTTGTGGTGGATGGCCGGGTTGTAGTGGTTGGCGGTGCCGTTGTTGTCGATGACGATGTTGTCGTCGGTGATGACGTAGTAGTCGGCGGTTGGGTGGTGGCGGGGATTGTGGTGGTAGGTACGGTGGTGGTCGTCGTAGATGGGGCAGTTGTCGTCACCGGTGCAGGTGCCGAGGTGGTTGTCGTTGTTGATGTCGATGTTGTTGCCTCCGTGGTTGTGGTGGGTGGCACCGTGGTGGATGTTGTCGAGGTGGTGGTCGAGGTGGTGGTCGAGGTCGTGGTGGTTGTCGAGGTGGTCGATGTCGTGGTGGTGGTGGTCGATGTCGAGGTGGTGGTGGTTGTCGAGGTGGTGGCGATAGCCACATCGCTCACCAACTCATACACCCCACCCTCATACCCTAGCCCCTGCTGCTGCGGATAGTAACCAGCCCGGAGCCGGTAGCCACCGGCATCCAGCACCATGTAGATCTTGGCCGACACACACTGGCCAACTCCAAGATTCGAGTCGTCGTCATAGGCAACCAGCAGGCCGCTGTCGTCGTACAACCACAGATATGGGTCAGCACCCGGCTCCTCGCAGTCCCGGTTGCTGTTGCCGTAGATCACCACCAATGTCTGGTCGGCCTCTACCGTGAACCACCAATCGGACTCGGCTGTTACCTCGACCGACCCGGCCGCTGCCGGACTGGCCACCACTAGCAGACAGAGCGACCCGAGTAACGCTTGACAGGCTGTGAGTAGCCGGCGTCTGTTCAGGCGTGTTTTTGCAGCGCTGCCCACGTGATCTTGCCGACAATCCCGTCAACCGGGCGGGCGTCTCGGTTTCGTGACTGGAACCGGCGCACGGCACGATCCGTGTAGTTGCCAAAGTCGCCATCGACGGTGGTGCCGACGATCGCCTGCACCCATTTTACGTCGTCGCCCTGTGAGCCTTTCCGCAGCGATTTGCCCGGATACGGCCTGCTTTTTGGCTCGGCCTTGGACTCGGCCTGCGGCTGTGGCTTGCCACCGGTGATCTCAGCCCACACCCGCTCGTAGTATGCAGCATCATCAGCATGATCATTCGAAATCTCGACATGGAACCAATCACCACCCGGAGAACCCGAGAATGCTTTCTTCCGGTAAACAGTCCATGCATCCCGATCGCATTTCCAGCCACGACCGTGTGGAGCCGGATAGTAGTCAAACACCGCTTCGATGCAGAGTGCGTCGGCGTGCTCGATCAAGAAGTCCATCACCCGGACAGCGTCCTCGTATTTACCGGAGCCGGGGTATTGGCCGGCACGCCAAGAGTTATCCCATGCCCGACCGGTGCCATGGACAGATGGTGTCGACTTGCCACGTTTCGAGCGGACACCCCATGAGCCGTTGTTCCAGACAGCACCGTCTGACCATTCGATGATCAACTGGATGAGCCGTTCGGTGCCGGCACGCTTACCAGCAGCGTCCCGATCCCAACCGGTGTACTTACGCTTAGCCATCACTCAATCTCCAATCATGCCGGCGGGTCGGGGAAGTCGGCGGTTTCTGATGGTTCCCATGTTGCCGGGAAGTCACGCAACGCCTGCCGGTAGGTAGCCCACACTTGCCGGTCTCTGTCCGATAGTCCGTTGTCCGGTAGTTGTGTCCAGTCTGATAACGATAAAAGATTGTCACGTTGGCGACGCATTGACGCTTCGTAGCCGTCGGGAATATCTGAAACTGCGTGAATCATGCTAATCCTAAATCTTCAACCCACAAACGCATAGGGCTAGTAGTGTCGGCGTAAAAATCCGCAATAGTACCGCCATCGCGATATGCCTGTAAATTTAATGTTCGGCTACCAGTAGTAAAAGTCGTGAGGGTCGCATAGTTGATAATCGTTCCATAAGTCAACCCACCCTGATACCCCCTGCCTTTTATGCTGCTGAGGTCGTCGATAAATTGCATTTGCATACGGCTACTTGGCGTTCCCATTGCATTTGAAACTACAAAATTCAAACGGTACAGTCGCGTTGAATCCGCTGTGAAACTTACTGATAAAACAGTTTGATAACCGGCTGTCGCTGTAAAAGAGGTTGTACGGCTACCCGCCACAACTATGCCCGCCGGTAGTGCGTTCATGTCTGACGCTTGTAGAACGTCGCCCGCTGTGAAGTCGCCCGGTGCGGTCATGGTGCCGGCTCCTCTTCTGTTTTTTCGGTGCCTACCTGCTGGTCAATCCACGCCGACCATTCTTCGGTAGACATGACGGTTACGGTGTCGTCTACCTGTACCGACACCGAGCCGTCGGGATGTAGTTGTTCTAGTTCTTGTCGTGTCCATGTCGCCATCTGTTGTCACCCGTCGTTATATCCGTAAACCCGAATAGTGCCACCCGTCAAGGTGCCTGAGGAAGTAAAGAAATACAAGTCTGTGACGCTTTGACTCGGTGCGTACATGCCATTTACCCAAACACCAGACAATAAACCCGTGCCGTTTGAGTGGATTGCCGTAGAAGTTGAAGCCGAATAGGGCGTAATTACATCGAACGCCACTGACAACCTACTTGGGTTGGTGTCCAAATACGTTAGATCAAGTTGTGCGGCATCATAAAACGACCATGTATTTACTGTCCCGGTGTACAACACGGCTTGACCGCCACCCCAATACTCATCAGCGTTGCCGCTCCCGAACCTGAATCGCAATGTTTGACCGCCAGAAGTACTTGCATACGTTCCGCTCACTATCACACGGTAGTCGTCAAACGTGCTATTGAATGCGTTAGTCATTGTCACCGAGGCCACACCGCTACCGATAGTTTGTGTTTTGACCAGAACTAGCCCGGCGTACTGCTGTAACGCTTCCACCGTGTCGTTAACCGTTATATGTTGGTCGGCGTGGCTAGGACTGTTCAACGCCGAACTAGCGGTCGGGTTCGTGAACGTCTGCACGCTATTAGGCCAGTTTGTCGCCATAAATCCTCACTCTAATACAGCCGGTTGCCTTCAACCGGATGACCGTCATACCCGAACAACTCGTCATAGGTGTAATCGGTGTCATCATACACATCCAGTGTACCACCTAACTTGCCCAACTGTGAATCATCTAAGATGAAGTTCATGTTGTCGACCATCGGCAGCAGTTCGATCTTGATGGTCGCATCCTGCGGCGTGATATTGATTGTCCGGGACGACACCACCACATTGTCGGTACGTTGCGAACCGCCAGTCGGCGTGTATTTCACCTGAGCCGGATTCCATAAACCATAGAAAGTGTTCAGATATCTGCGCCATACGAGACTGGCAGCGTCATCCGCTAACGCCTCCACCTGTTTCGCAGACAACACGATCGATTTGGCTTGGAACCTCGGCGTGTCATACATATTTGCCCAACGCTCCGCTGTTTGCTGCGCACCCGGCTCCAACACCCCGAAGTTCTCGGTGGTGTCGTCCCAACGGATCGCCACCGTCGAATATTGGACATTACGACGACCGAACCGTTGAACCGACTCGGCACTCTCATGGGTTTTAGTTTCAGTTGGAGCGCCACCGTATTGCAGCGGGTCGTTACGGGTGATTTGTGCCGAGTTCACGACATCGTCCATGTTGTAGCCACGGTCAAGTGTTGTGAACGGCAACTCGGTGCCGGTCGGGTTCTCGGAGAACACAAAATCTTGACGGTAAAACTCTGGGACTTTCGACCCGTCGTATACGTTGACGCCGTAAACGATCCGATCTGGAAACGCTCCGTAGGCTGGGATGAAATATGTCTCGGAGAAGAAACAGACAGCCGGGTTGATCGGCAAGACCGAACTGTTCAACAAATCAGCCACTGTATATCCATCATATCCGTAGAACTCGATGATCGGCTCAACGGTTTGCACATCTACGCCTTGCACCTGCCAGACGGCGGTATCGACACCCAACGATGGAGCCTTCACCTGTTCAAAAATGGTCGATCCGGTCACCGGCTCCACATAGCCCTGTAACAGATAGTAGATGCCAAGATTCTGTTTGAACACATACTGCAACGGGTCGAGGTTCAGGAATTCGACTTTAGATCGGGCGGCCAACGTCAACGGGTCAACAGCAGAGATCTGCACCGTCGAGTTCCGTCCATCATCCGTCAAAGTGAACTCGGACACGAAACCAAAAAATGTGTTTTCATAGTAGGAGTCGTTGACGAGCGCACGGATCTCTAAAGCGTAGGAGTACACATCGAGATCGGAGTAAGTGCCTCCGTTCAATGGGGTGAATGCGCCGTCGCTGTTGTCCAGTTGGATCGTAGCAGAGCCGCCGCCCATCTGGCCGACCGGGACTGTTTGTTTGATGGTTGCGCCCATCGTCCGATCGGTCAGATCAAGGCTATAGTCGAACTGACGGAGTCGGACTTGCCAGTCGGTTGTGATGCTCACCGGCCACGCACCCCGGACAACGTTGGGACGGTCAGCCCGCCGTGACGTTTCGAGTACGAGTTCAATGCTCGGACTACGTCGTCGCCGTTCGAGCCGACCGGCATGTTGACTGTGATGTTGGTGGTGCCGCTGCCCATGCTGCCCATTCTGTCGAGTGGGATGATCGCTTCGGCTCCGGCTTCGCCGACCAGCCCGATGGTGGGTTGGGTGACGATACCGCCGGTGGCGAGTGGCACGAAATCAAAGGTAGAGGGCATTTTGAAATCGGGGACACCGTAACCTGAGAAGTTGGTGGCGAAATCGACCGGGATCGAATAACCACCGAGATCGACAACGCTGTTGATCAGTTCGATGGCTCGGTCAAGATCGCCGGTGTCGATCTCCAGTTTGATGACCTCGAAGAACGCATCTGGCAGATCTTCTCGGGCGTCACGGAATGTGCGCAACGCCTCATATGCCTCGATCTGTGCCTCTTGCCATGCGTCGCTGCCCTCGGTCACAGAGGCCAGTTTCGTAGCGATCTCTTCCAGATCTTCTACAAACTCGTCGCTGGCTTGCTGTTGGTCTAGCGATTCGAAGAACTTGTCTAGCCGGGTGGTTGCAGTTTCGATCCCCTCATTCAACGGGTCGAATGCCTCATCTACTCGGCCGAGGGTGGTTTCCAGTTTGTCACCCTCATCTTTGGCTTTGCTCATCGACGTTTCAAAACGCCCGAGAGGCTCCCGGATACCCTCAACTTCGTTTTCAAAAATATCGAGTTCTTCGGTGATGTTGCTGACAGATGACTCGAAACGGCCTAGCGGTTCACGCATTTCTTCGGCCTGTTCGGCGAAGATCGTGAACTCCTCTTTCGATTTTTTGACTTTCTCGGCTGCCTCTTCGGCTTCGTCCCCTAGATGGCCGATTTCTGGAATATCAACACCGGGGATTTTGTTCAACAGGCCGATGATGCTGTTGATCCCGTCGATGATCTTGTTGATCACCCATTTGATGCCGTCCCATGCCAGTTCGAATGCCAGCCTGAGTCCGTCGATTGCGAGACCGATGATGTCGAACTTCTTCTGCAGGACGACAAATATCGCTATCAGCGCAGCGATTGCGATGATGATAAGCCCGATCGGGTTGGCGCTGAGCGCCGCATTCCAGAGCCACGTGGCGGCAGTGGCTAACGCCTGATATGTCGCATATAGTTTCATCGCCACATTGACTGCGACCACTGCGCCGGCGATAGCGGCAAACGCTGCAACTAATCCTAGGACGACCCCGGTGTTGTCAGCAGCCCAATCGGTCAGCCCGATCAGCACGGGCAGGATCGCTTCGACGATCGGCAGCAACGCTTGGCCGAGTGTGGCTTGGAAATCGTCGAATTGTGCAGTCAATGTGCGCTGCATGTTGGCCAGACCGTCGCTGGTTCGGGCGAAGTCTCCTTGTGCGTCACCAGTCTGTTTGTAGATAGCGGATTGTGCAGCCAAGATCTTCTGTTGGGCGTCTAATGCTCCGACGCCGTCATAGATGCCGAGTTCCATGGCTTCGGCTTTGAGTGTGGCATCGTTGAGCAGCACACCGTATTTGCGGATCGGTTCAGATTCTCCACGTAGCGCCGCACCGATCGCTTCGACGGCTTCTTGCGGTTCGGTGTTGTTGAATGACGCCATGTCGGACGCCAATGTGATGAAGTCGGTGCTGAACTTCGACAGGTCGTCGCCAGCCAGCCCTGCTGATTTGCCGAAGATACCGAAGTTGCCGGCCGCTTCAAGCGCCTGTGTTTGTGATTGGCCTAGTGTTTTGCTGGCGGATTCGCTGAATTCGACCACGGCGTCTGCTGCGTCGCCGAACACCACCGAGGTTTTAGACAGGTTTTCGTTGAGGTCGGACGCTTTGGTGATCGCTGGCGCTACAGCGGCGGTGATCCCGGCTAACGCTGCCGCTGCCGGTATGAACGCTTTCTCCATCGCATAGGAGAACTTCTGGCCTTTGGTCTCCAACCGGGAGAATTCGGACACCATCTTGTCGATGCCACGAGAGAACCCTTTGGAGTCTGCGTTGATCAGAACATTGATGACTGACTTGGCCATCAGTAAAGCCTATACTCTTTGATCAGTTTTGACAGTCTCTCGTCGTAGACGGCCAACACTTCGGCTCGGCGGCTGTCCAGTGCCTCGTAGAGGAACGGCTGTGGGCTGATGTTGCGTCGTGGCCAACCGAAATGCACCACTCCGGCGTATGGCACCCGTTTGAAGCCTGCCCTGACCCGTGCCGATTTCTGTGTGCCTGATGCTCGCAGTGTTGCTGCGAGCCGCCCGGTGCGCACGGGGATCAGGGTGGCGGCTTTCTGTTTGACGATTTCGGCCGCTTCGGCGTTCATATCTTTGAGCGCACCCTTAGCGGCGTCTTTGTCGATTTCTTTGCCGAGCCGGTTCACAGACCGTCTGATGTCTTTGATCCCGTCGATCCTGACCGGTTTTGTTTCGCTCATCTGCGGGCTGCCCTTTGTTGTGCTTTCGCTTGGTCTTCTAACACTAGCAAGATCGCACGTAACATCCGGGTGTCGGCTGCGAGATATTGGGGCGCTATACCGGTGGCCACTGCTGCTGCGGCCACCAGATATGTCACGCTGTCTCGTCTAAAGGGGCGGCGGACTCGTCGACGATCTCAACGGCAGCGACCGTGTCGAGCCATGTGTCGAATGGTTTTGGCTGTTTGCCTGCGTATTTTGAGGCGCACCAGCCGAGCCAGTAGACATGCTCCATTTTGAGGTCTTGCGAGAACGCCTTGCCGATACCGGTTTTGTGTTGACGTTCGAACTCGACCTGCACCTTCGGGGTGACCGGGTATGTCCCGGTTTCGCCGTCGTCGGTGGTTACGGTGATCTTCAGATCGATCATGGGTAGTTACTCCTTGGAGTTGATCAGGATGTTGCTGTGGTGATTGCGCCGGACACTGGCCACGTGACCGATGCCGATGCGAGGTCGCCAACTGCGCCGCTAAGCAACGGCCATTCGGTGACAAGCACCGTGGCGCTGAATTGCGGGTTGGTCGCTGCGGTGGTCTCGTTCACTGGTTTGACTGTGACAGCGGTTGTGCTGCCGATCAGTGGCGAGATGGTGGCGTAAACCTCTGATGCTGCGAAATCCTCATGGAAATCGAGCGAGAGGCTGTGGTCGCCGAGACCTGCGATGCGGGTCACTGCGGTGTCGCCGAACGCTGTGGTGGCTACCTCTGCGTATGTTTCGGTCAGGGTTACTGATGCGATGTGGTCAGATAGATCGACCCCACCGATCGTGATTTCCGGGTTGGTGATGACGAACTTGGCCACGAGCCTCAGTCCTCCTCTTGGTCAGCCACCTCGCCTTTGACGGCTGGTGGGGTTTTGTTTGCTATTGGTTGCAGATGGCCGCCATCGATCAGATGTTGGATGTCTGCGCCGGCGAGTTGGTCAGCGGTGACTTTGTCGCCGGGGTTGTGCCCGCACACTTTGTGTGTGCCGGTGATCTCGTATTTTATGTTGCTCATGCGTGCACCGTGATGTTGAAATCTATCGCTAGATAAGTGGCGTCTGCTTGTTGCAGCATCCGTATGTTACCTGCAGAGTTTACGATACTCGTTTGTGCGACGCCACCTAGCGTCCGGTCGGCTTCGATTGCGGCTCTGACTGAGGATGCTCCGTCGTAGGCGCTATATGTGTACAGGGTTTTTTGGGCTGCTCTGTCTGATGTCCGTCCGACGATCACTGTGACGGTGAATGTCTGCTGGACGTTGCCGCCGGCGAAACCGCCCCAATATTCGATGGTGTCGGGCATGACAAATGCACAGGGGATTCCGTAGGAGTCGGGGACGTGGTCGTAGACTCGCAGCCCGGTGATGGTGGCCAGTCTGGTTTCTAGCCCTGTGGCGATTTGTTGTGGTGTGGCTGGCATCAGTGGACGAGCACCTGTTCACGGCGGTATGGGGCGAGCAGGGCGATGGCTACGGGGTGCATGGCTTGGCGTAGCCGCATGATGCCGATGTCGCCGAAGCCGGCGATGCCGAGTGGTGCGTCGGCGGATTTGAAGATCGACACGGCTTGGATCTGTGCTGCTTGTTCGACGGGGTGTGGCAGGTAGTCGTCGAGGGCGTCGGGGTTTGCCCATCCCCATCGGGCGGTGATTTGGATGACGGCTTGGCCGTAGTCGCTTGGCCATTCTCTGGCGTCGATTGCTCGGATCCGGGTGTATGGCCAGTCTTGGCCGCCGGTTTTGCCGTTGAGCGGTTCGAGTTGGTAGTCGCTGGCCGCCCATGTGGTTTCGAATACGCCGTCGCCGTCTTCGTCGGTTTTGATGATGAGACCGGTGGTGGTGGAGATGTCGTCGACTTGGAGCAGCCATGGTGTGTCGGCGGTGAATACTCGTGCGGTGGCTGTGGCTTGTTGGACGAAGTGCCGGTCGCAGTAGTTTTGGATCATTTGGGTGGCGGCGTCTGCGGCGAGGGTCAGCCGGTTGTCGTCAACTGCGTCGCTGATGCCGAGGATCGCTTTGAGGTCGTCCTCGGTTACGAGTCGGTCGGTTAGATGCGCCATGGGTATAGTGTACTGTGGCGGCCGGCGGGTCGCTATCTGGTTTGAAGATTATTGTAATTGCAACAATCTTCTGATTTGACAAACCTTGTCACTTTTTGATAGACTATTTATATGAACTCAACACAGAACCAAAACACCAGCCACTACCAAGTAACCGAGACCGGCTACATCTACGCAGGCCGAGAATACACCCTCACATCAGGCCGCACTCAGCGCACCACCGGCCTCTGGATCGGCGGCGGACTCAACAACCAAGACGGCGCACTCGAAGTCGTGTTTTGCAACCGCTGCGGTGGCCACATCGTGTGGGCAACCTCGAACCGCACAGGCAAGAAATACCGGGTCGATGTCCGCACCTCAGAGCGTGGCAACCACTACTATGTCAAGTCGGATTTCCACCAGTGCGACGACCGAGACATCGAAACCTATCGCCAGTTCAAGGCCATTCATGAAGCATTCGCCCGCCGGATCAATGAAGTGACCGTCGGCTGCGAGGTTGTGGTCGTCAAAGGTCGCAAGTTCCCAATCGGCACCGAGGGCGTCGCCATCTGGATCGCACCAGAGGCCGATGGCTACGGTGTCGTCAAGGTCTGCGTGAAACTCGACAACGGCGAGCGCATCTACATCAACGAGGCCAACCTCTCACGAAAGGACAACGCATGAGCCGGCCACAGCCACGCTGGTACAGGGGACTTCTACTCGTCCCCTTCTACGACGACGACGGCGAAACATTGATCTGTTGGGACATCCACCCTGACGCCAGTCAATACGGCGATTTCGACAGTGACGACGCCTACAGACAGTCGCTTGATTGTGAACCACTGGAAGAGAACCTGCCGACTTTGGCCGCTGCCAAGGCGGCAGCCACCGATCTCACTCTACTCGACCGGATCAGATTCCGGGTCGGCGGGCGATCCATCTGATATCAGCAGGTCTCCGCTGGACATCGATCTGTATGTCGACGAACCCGGTGTCGTGCAACCAATCGAACAGGTCGGATTTGTCGATGTTGGCGTAGTGTTCGCCCTCTCTCAGCCGGTTGCCATCGACAGCCGAATGCGGAGGTCTGCCCACCCCGGCAGCGGTACCGATGAACTCGCCACCGGGTGTCAACATCTCGAACGCTGCCGCCACAATGTCGGCGGCTCTCGGTGTGTGCTCCAACATCTCGGTGGTGACGACACATTCGACCGGTTCTTCCGGTCGGTATTCGGCCGCATCGCACACGACATCGACCCCATCGCCGGGTGCGATATCGACAGCGATATAGAGGTCGCAGCCGATGGTGTCTCGGGTGGTGCCGTTGACGTTGCGCCCTCCGAGATCGATGACTGTGCCATATGTTTTGTTTCGGGTTTGGTAGGCCACCCACTGCATGGCTTCAGGATGCATATGCTCTGCGTCTCCTTTGGAATCGTATCCGGTCTATGTCCATCTGTTGTTGCGCTATACGATAGATCCGGTCTTGTTTGGCTTTGCCCCACACCGGGTGCAGATGTTCAACGATCGCATCTGGTGCGTAGACAAACGCACCCGCCTGTTTGGCCACTGTTGACCATTCGTCGTCGACGAAACAATGCCCGTATCCTTCGTGGCACAAGGTGTCTGCTCCATCCCATGAGGCTCCGTTGGTTTTGACCCATGTGCGTCTAAATATCGGGTGCACGGCGTGTTCGCCACGTCGCACCCGGCTGTTGCCGAGGTCGTTGGTTGAGATCAGACCAGCGTCGGGGTAGAGGTCGATGCTGGCCTCGACCCATCCGGGGTGGAAATGGACGTCGTCGCCGCACAGCATGATCCATGGTGAGTCCGTCAACCGATAGCCGAGGTTGGCTTTCACCGGGAATGTTTTCCTGTCTCTGTCCCAATTGAGTATCACGTCGGCGTTGTGCCGTTCGAGCGCCCACAGTTGGGCGGTGTCATCTGCATCGGCCACGAATACCAACTCGGCTCGGTCGGTGCTGGCTTGCAGCGATTCGATCAACGGTGCCACGTTGTGTGCTCGTTCTCTAACAGGGACGATGATAGATATTTCAGCCATCTGGCTCTATCCTGTCGAGCCTGTTGTAGATCCGTTCGTCGAGCCACATATGTTTCAGGTGGGTGGTTTTCACACCGGTGTGTATGTGGATCGGGATGTCAAGTGCTGACGCCCTGACACAGAATGAGAGATCTTCGGAGATCCATGAGTTGGTGGTCGGGTTTTGAATCGGGCTGTACCAACTGGCTCCATATTGTGCTTCGACCTTTTCAAATGCTGACCGGTGGATCAGGACAAAAGCGCTGCCGGTCGCAGCACATCTGATCACCGAGTTCTTTTCGTAGTCGTATCTGACGCTGAACCCGGTCTGTTCTCCTGTCTGGTGCCAGTCGAAGATGGTGGGTGCCGGCTGGATCAAAAACCCGCCATAGTCGTCCTGTTTGATCTCACGGTTCATGAAACAGAGACCACCAACGATCGGTGTCTCTTCAGGGTCGGCCACCTCGAACAGTCGATCCACTGCGTCTGGTTGGAATCCCATATCGGTATCTATCCATAGCAGCCAATCGGACTGTGTGGTCTCGTGGGTGAACTGTCGAGCGGTGTCGTTGCGTGCTTTGACGATCCCACCGGTGCCATATTTTGTGGCGAGCCACCCGCCGCCGATCACACGCTGGTGGTGGGCGATGTCGTACCCGACCATCGCCATCACTGACTGGTGCCAAGAATGGGATACTTCTAGCCCGTGGACGTAGGCCAGACAGATGTTGCCGCTCATTGGGCTGGTCGTTTGGTGTTGCGTTTCTGGCCGGGGTTTCGGGTGGCTTGTTCGACTCCGCCGGTGTCGATCCCGATGAACAGGTTGGGGTGTAGTTTGACGATGGTGTCGTCTTGACGGTAGATGGTGCCTGCTCGGAGTCTGATGACGATTCCGTCGGCGTTGCGCACCGAGCAGTTGCTGGTGCATTGGACGTGGTATGCCATAGGTAGTTTCTCCTGTTGGGCAGTGAAAGGGTAGTGTCCCACCCCATCGACTACCCGGCGATGGGGTGGGACTCTTCAGATCACTGGTTCTGCAGGAGGCGGAACCCGAGATCGTTGATGCTGTCAAACCCATGGCGAGCGTAGGCGAACCAGCCACGCTGACCTGATGGGCGGTTGTTGCCGGTGGCGAACAAGTGTGGGATCAACTCGACGCTCATGCCGGCACGTTGTGCCACCAAGAAGTTCGAGAAGTCACCCACGGTGAGGATGTTCGCTGCGCCAGTGGTGCCGGTGAACTCCGGTGCGTAGTCCGTGGTGCGGATTGGACGGCCGAACAACGTGCCGATGCCGCCTGCGGCGAGATCGACGGTGTAGTAGGCGCTGTCTGCTCCTGCGGCGAACGAACGGATTTCGTTCTCCACGTCGGTGTTCATGATCCATGTGGCGTTTGCACGGTAGCGCTCTGGCAGGCTCTTCCATGTCTTGAGCAGGTCAACTGCACCGAATGCGCCGTCGGTTGTGACGACGACCTCGACGTTGGTGTTGGCGTCGAGTGCGGTGAAGATGCCGGTTGGCTGTGATGAGCCTGAACCGGTGATGGTCTGCTGTGCGACGAGGTCGATGTATCCCTGATCGAGGAGGCGGCGCATCTCGGCAGCGAATGCCGGATAGTCTGAGCCTACTTCGATCGAGTATGGGATGAAGCCACGTGCGGTGTACACCGGGACGGTCGGCTGTGCGAGCGTCGGTGAGTCATCGCTGACTTCTGCTGCTTCGGCGTCGTATGACCATGACACGCCTGCGCTGCTGACGCCTTTCCATTCGTCGGTCGTGATCGTGACAACACGAGCAAGATCGAGGACTGGAGCGGCTGATGCGCCGGATGTCAAGATGATCGATGGGTCGATCAACACCGGGATGCCGAATCCACCGGCTGCGTCGGTGCCTTCGCTCATCGCACGGAACTCGTCGAGCGCACGTGCCTCTTCAGCGTTGAACGCTGGAGCGGACTGTGTTACGCCCTTCATGAAGGCCGAGCGGTATGCGTCGGTCTCCGTGAGCACCATACGCTTGGCGATGACGCCGCCGTCGGTGAGTGCGTTCTTCGTGCGAAGAAGCGCATCGACGTGGTCGCCGTTGCGGGCTGCGAGGTGTGAACCGTCACGGTCGAGGATGGCGAGCGCTGCGTCACGCAACTCTGACCGTGTTGCACGGGCAGGGTCGATGTCGGTAGCGGTACGCTGCATGACCTGTGGTGCGTCGAAACCTGCGGCACGCTCGGTGGCGATTTCACGGGCTGCGGCGACTCGTGCCTCACGCTCGACTGCTGCGTCACGCTTGGCGACGAGAGCCTCGACGTCGGCGAGACGCTGATCGAGTTCGGCGTCTTCTTCTGGTGTGATTTCTTGCTGTTCGGAGAGTTCGATGACCCGGCTGCGGATTTCTTCGATCTCCTGATTCATCTTTTCGATGTTCATGATTCCCCTTTCAGGATCATATCAGGCGCAGGGCGGCTTTCGCTCTGCGTTGGTTTCGTGTACGTGCCGAGACGTGGACTGCTTCCGGGGTCTCAGGATCTGACGAGTGGCTGTCTGCCGGGTCATCAGTTGAGGCGAGCGACTCGATGTCGGTGCCTGTGGCGAGGATACGGGCAACTTCTGATCGCACCTCGGGATCTTCTAACAGGCCGAGCGCTTGGCGGCTTCGCACACCGACGCTGGTCTGTTCATACGCTGGGAACACTACTGGTCCAACTTCGTACAGTTCGACTTCTTTGATTGTCCGCTCATCGACACCGTCGGTGCGGCTCTTGCTCCATTCTTCGTCGAGGATTCGGAACCGGAATGACATGCCGGAGATGCCGCCATCTCGGATGGCGTCTCGCACTGGCTGCACCAGCCAGTTGTCGGAGAGGCGTGCTTTGACTCGCAGCCCGTGGTCGTCCTCTGAGATCGATGATATCTTGCCTAACGGGATCGACCCGATCAGCGGGTGTGACCCGTGGTCGAACTGCAATATCGGCATCCGTTGGCCAAGTGTCCGTTTGAATGCTCCGGTGGCGATCCGCTCACGGTATGCGCCCATGTGGTCTTCGATCTCTGTCCATTGGTTGAACACTGCGCCGTACCCGTCGAGCGTCAGACCGTCGTCGCTTTTGGCGACACGGAAATCGACATGCCGCACCAGCCCATCGACCGGTCGCACTGTCTGCACGTCTTCCATCTGTTCTGTCCGTTCTGCTTTGATCTGTTCTGCTTTGCGTGCCAACCAATCTCTGGCCGGCTGTGGGTCTAGTGGGTTGATTCCCCACAGAAAGTGTGCCACAGCGCCGGCTCCCGGCCAATCTTCATCATCACTGTCGCTGTTTTTCGATGCTTCCAGATCTATCTCATGTCGAGACCCCCATGCGTTGGCTCTGATCACTTTGTCTTCAGACATCTGGCCGGCAGCCATCTGTCGTGCCTCTCTGATCGTTTTGTCGGTGAGGCCGTCACCACCATGGCCTTCGGCTCGCAACTCTAGACCTCGGGACGCTGCGTCTCGCATATATTGAGGAGGTGTGACGTCTACATCTGTGGCTCTCTCGCCACCGGGGTCGATACCCTCCTCGATCGACAGTGCCACCATCTGATCGATCGCTTCCTGTTTCGTCTGGTGGCACCCCATCACCTCACCGTCTTCTTTGACTGTTGCCCAACCGTCGCAGTCCGGGTTGTCTGACTCGATGAAGTAAGGCATCAAGCGCTCCCCGGTGGCTGCAACTGTACTGACACGCTGCCGGTGTGGCGTAGCAAAGTCAGATCGCCGGCGGTGACGGCGTCGATGACAGATTGCGGGTCGAATCCGCCGTCGACCAAGGTGCGCATCGTTAGGGCGTCTTTCTGTTTGATCTCGGCGCTATCGAGCACGTCTTCCTGCAGAAATGACACATCCCGGTCGTCGTACCATAGACGTGTGGCCGGGTCTGGCGGTGGCACCAGTGTTTGCAGGGCGTCGGCGGCGGCACGCCACAGCGGGCGGATCGTGCCGTCGGCGAAACGGCGACGTGCTGCGCCGTAGTTGCCGGCGTTGAGTGCCGAACCGGCGAGACCTTCCGAGATGCCGAGATATGAGGCGGGGACGCCGGCTGCAGCGGCGATCCGGGTCTCCCCTGCTCCTTGCACCGATTTCATATCGAGCCGTTGGAAGTCGGCACCGACCACTTTGACATCTGCACCGCCGCCGAGGTACATGGTGCGGTATGCCTGTGCAGAGCCTCGGTGGTTCGATTCGAGCCTCGACACGAAAGTGTCAAATGCCTCTTTGGTGATCGACGGGTCGAATGACACCACCATGTTCGGTGTCGCTGCGTTACGCATAAACGAATGTTTATATCCGCTCAACTCTTGGTCGGCTTGCACATCGGTGATCACGGTGGACAGCCAAGTCCTACCTCGGAACGGGTGCGACGGGTCAGGTAGCGGTTTGTAGTGGCACACCTCTTCCGGCAGGAAGATCTTCGCATCGTGGCCTTGGTCGTCGACCACGGCGTAGCCGACCAGATGTTCTCCCCATTTGCCGCCGGTTACGGGGTCGTTGACCGATGCTGTCATCACTTTGACATGGCGAGGGTCGAGCCTCATCAGATGTGGCTCCACACCTCGGCCTTCCATCTTCACCCAATACGAGTTACCATAGAGTGAAGCGTCGACTTCCATCCGGGCGAGCAGATCGCCAGTGGTGGCGTTAGGCCATGGGCGTTCTAACAGTGTCAGTGCATCTGTGCCGAACAGGTTGCCGGGACGACCACCGGAATATGGCTGCCATTGGAACCTGACCTCTGCGAACACCATCATCCGTGCATGGATAGCGGCGGCCACGATCGGATTCGATTGGCCTTGGAGCGCTGTCATTTCCGGGACGGATGACACCGGTGCCACGTAGCGGTGGCCGCCATAGGAGAACTGCTCGAACAGTCGCAGGTAGTCAGACCACGACATACCCGCCGAGCGGGTCTCTGTCGGTCGTAGCAGTCGGCCAAGCATCAGTCGTTCCTTTCACCGGCGACGCCAAACGCCACCATCCCAACACCTGCAACGATGAAACCGGCGGCCAGATAGATCAATGCTGCGCCGACAGATATGGCCAACACACCGGTGATTTCCAGTGCGACCGCTGTGCTGATCTTGCGCATCTTACTCAATCGTATGCCACCCATAGTTCCGTCGGCTGTGTGGCCGAACGTCTAAATCCGGCCAATGTTGCAGCGACCAACGATGACACATCGACATCGCCAGATCTTGACCAGATCCACGAATCGCCGACCTGTCGCCGTTTCGCCGCTGCTATAGCAACCTCCAGATCAGGGTGTGACCTGATAGAGATGTTGCTACTCATCACTGAATCATAGAACGCTCCGCAGGCGAACGCCACCTCACGAGTTGAAAGTCTGACCGCCCGGACACCTGCTGCTTCCAACTGGTCAGCGAAACCGCCGGCCGGTGACAGCCCATCGAGCAGCACAGTCGCATCCCATTTTTTCGACAGGTCGATGATCCGCTCCACTAGCCAAGCGACACCCGGCCGGCTGTCGATCACCTCGATCTGGTTGTTCTCATCTGACACAGCGATAGACGCATGTGACCTGTCGGCCGACACATCGAAAGCGAACTGCAGCCCGCCATCCGGCGCAACCGAATCGCTCACCACACGCTCCCACGCATCGAGCGGAATCACCCGCTCCGACGACCGTGTCTGCTGGTTCAACCACGACCTGCGGAACTCACCCTCAGACATCGTCTGCAAAGCATGTCGTACGACGTCCTCGGTGATCGTATGGCCTAACGCCGGCATGCATGACCACCACGTCGCCGGATCATCGATCGCCATGTCAGGGTCGGCCGACCATTCGAAATATGCGATACCGTCGGATTGGCCAGCCTCGACAGCGGCACGACCCGCAGCCACCTTCCGGTTCAGAAGCGTCGAAGCATCGGTGCCCATCGTCGACACCACCATCACCTGTGCATCTCGGCGGGTTGCCATCGTCGGCAAGATCGCAGTTTCCCGCCGGTCGTCGGTGTCGGCGAATGCCTCATCGATACAGGCAGCGTCGAGGCTTTTACCGTGGCCGGCTGATTCGGTCGATGCCAACACATCGATCCTCGAGCCGTTGCGGAACACCAGCGCTTCGTTGCCCTGCGCCCGTTGTACCCTGTCGACAGCAGCGGCGAGGCTCGACCCCATCAGGATCGGCGCTTGGTCGTCCAGCAGTTTCCGTCGAGCATCGAACCCGGTTTGTGCAGTGTAGGCGATCCGTTGTGGTTTGCCCCACATCAACGCCCTGTCGACTTCCCATGCTAACACCAGTGTGGTTTTGCCTGATTGACGTGGGACGGTTACCACGATCTCTCGGTATGCCGGCCAGCCGGTGTCCGGGTCGATCTCGGTGGCGACCTCGATGACCTGTTGCTGCCATGGCATCAACGGCTGGCCGAGCCTCGCCGACAGTGCGCCGACGCTGTCTGCCCGGTTCGGCCTGTCGGGGTTACGTTTGGTTGCCCACCTCGGCAGACAGGTCTGCGAGGAGGTTGGCGAAGTCGTCAGGTTCATGGTGGGTAGTGCTCCTGATTGCTTGTTCAGCGGCTCGGTATTCTCGCCAGAGTGACGCATTGTCGGGTTGCTGGTCGAGTACGGTGGCCAGAGTGCGCAGTGTGGCGATCCGGGCGGCGTCGATGTCTTCGAGCAGCCCGGCGGCGTGCATGGCGGCGATTGTTGCCTCGGCTGCTGTCCGGTTGGCTCCGTGTTGC